TCAACAAACATGCCACCTGCTGGTAAGGCTATTGAAATCGACACATCACGCCCAGACGGAGTGTACCTGACTGCTCGAATTGTAGAGCCAGGCGCAGTTAAACTCGTTAAAGAAGGCGTGTACAGTGCATTTAGCGTTGGCATCTCTAAACCACGAATTATTCGTGACAAAGTTGCTAAGCAAGGACGCGTAACGGATGGTGTTTTTTCGGAAGTCTCAATTGTAGACTTTCCGGCTTTGCCTACGGCAAGGTTTAACATTGTTAAGCGTTCTAAGACGGAAATTAAAAAACTAGAGAAAACTTTGACGCCTATCGGCACAATTATGAAGCGTCAAACTGATGAGAAAGAACAATCTTCCATGAATGAAGAAAACATTGTAAAAGCTGAAGACGCTGCTTGCGCTACATGTCAAGGCACTGGAAAAATCAAAGAAGGTAACGTTGATTGCCCAGATTGCGCTACAAAAGTAGAAAACGCAGAAGTCGTTAAAGGTTCAACTGAATGCGAAGCATGCAAGGGCACAGGAAGCGTTGATGACGCTGAATGTAAAAAGTGCATGGGTAAAGGCATGATGGAGTCAGAAATTGAAAAAGGCAATTCTGATGACGAAGAAAAAGATGACGAAGAAAAAGATGATGAAGATGATGATGAAGAAGATGACTTGGACCAAGGCGGAGACAATGAAGACGAAGGAGATGCTCAAAAAATGATTGAAGGCATTTCTTACGCTCTTCGTCGTGCTCATGATGCAACTTGTGACGCTTACTCTCCAACTGTCATCGCATCTGCTCACCCATCTATTGAAAAGAACGGTTACAAAGCAGTTCTTGAACCAGAAGTTATTCGTACACTTCTAAGTTCAATTGCAGAAACTGGTGAGCCAAGTCAAATTGCTGCTCTTGCAAGTGCCGTTGGCGCTGCAACCACTCTTTCTACAATGAAAGCCGCAGACATTGAAGCCGCGCGAGTTGCTATTAGTAAGGCATTCTCAGATGAGTACCCAGACGCGCACCCAACTCCAGGAAGCATTACTCCTGGACAATTCAAGCGTCCTTACCTTACAACTGGTCGTACACCATCAACTTCTACTGGAGCAAACCCACGCATTCCAGTGTCTAATGTGACAGTTGATGGAGACGACTTTACTCGTGGACCTCTTACTGACGGCCAAGAAAGTCCATCTCCTGAAAACAGCGGAAGCCACACACCTTCAAACGCAACTGCAGCAGACCAAATTGCTGCTGCAACTGCTGATGTAGCTATGAATGCACTATCCGCACTTCACGACCACATTGCTGCTGCTTACCCAACAATCTGCACACTAGACCAAGGTGCTGGAATGTCGTTTGCAGGAGTTCAATCGCTAAGTACTGACGGAGGAATTCGCAGCATTGCTGCTGGAGCAACTCCTGACCTTACAAAGGCAGAACGTAAAGCACTTAAGCAAGCCAAGGCTCTTAAGAAAGCTCGTAAGCTTCTCAAGAAGAACGGCGAACTCCCAGAAGAGACTGACACGCCAGAAGAAGCTAGCACAATCGTCAAGGCAATTGCAACAACTGACGGCGATATATTGTTTGACACTGACAAGCTCAGTGAAATTGTAAAGACATTGATTGAACAACAGACACAAGAGAAGTTTGCTGAAATGAACCAAACTCTCAGTGCAATGCAATCAGAAGTCAAAAAGTTTAGTAGCGAACCAGACCCAGCCAAGGCCCCTGTTAGGGGTACGGTAGCGGTAGAGCGAGCTATTGAAAAGGCAGCAACTGAAGCCGATGTGCTTCGTCGTACTGCCGAGGACGGTCTCAAAGAGCAAGTAGCTTATCTAAGCGAAATGACGAAGTCTGGTAACCCAGAACTTCGCATGCGTGCAGAGAGTCAACTGCGAACACTGCTCGAAAAAGTCTCATTCGAGACTGAGTAGTTTAATCCACTATTAGAAACTTTGGAGGTTTCTGGCTAATTTAACTGACACTGCTGTCGACGCAACTCGTTATTCGGGTGCATCTGACATGATTTCGGGTCGTATGCCTAACCTGGTCAAGGGTGCTGGATTCGCTAAGATTGGTGGCAACCAGCCACTGACCGACGATGGCGAAATCTTTAAGCGTTCATTTGAAGCAGAACGTGCTCTTCGCACATCTGTTAAGAATTCCGTTTCAAACCCTGACTCAGTTCGTAAGAGCATCAACCCAGCATTCACCTCACAGTTTGGTCTTTTCCTTACTGAAGGTAACAACCCAGGATACGGACAACTCGTTAATGAGTTGAACGGCGTTCTTTCTGCCGAGCTTGGCAAGAACATTACGCTTTCGTCTCCTCTTAGCTCCGGCTTCGTACCGTTTGACCTTGTTGCTCCTTCGCGACTCATCTACCCGGTGTACTCGCCTCTCCGCAACAAAGTCCCACGCGTCGCAGGTCAGGGTACCTCACACCGTGCTAAGCTCGTAACCGGAATTTCTGGTTCTGAGACTGGCGTTCCTAACCAGCGTATTTCCATCTCGGAAATTCCATCTGGTCAGTCAATCGGTGGAAACTGGCCGCTAAACTTGCCTGCCTCTGGCGCGCAAAATGCGACCGACATGAACATTCCTTACAAGTTCTTCGGTTTGAGCGAATCGCTATCATGGCTTGCTCAATTTGCCGGTCAGGGCTTTGAGGACATTTCTGCTCTTGCCAACTTGGTATTGCTGCAGGAATTCATGCTTGGTGAAGAGTACACACTCCTTTCAGGAACAAGTGCTGCTCTAGCCGCCCCAGCAAACCCAACACTAACATTGCGTGCACCTACTTCAGCAGAGACAGCACTTAGCGCTACTACAAACAACATTTATGTTGTAGTAACTGCAAAGAACTACTTTGGTGAAACAACAATTAACAGCGGGACAGCCGCTTACGTTGCTGCTGCTGCTAATAAGGTGATTGACGTTAAGATTGCTCCAGTAAACGGTGCTTACCAGTACAACATTTATGTTGCTAATGCTGCATCTGCTCCTGGAAGTCTTGCCGGCTACTACCTCATGGCTGCTAATGTTGGTGCAACCACATTTACACTACAAGGAACTGTACCTGGTTCTGGAACAAACCCACCTGCATCTGACACGGGTACATACTCGTCGAATGACTACGAAGGCTGGCTGTCAATTCTTGACGGACACGCTGGTGGAGCTGCTGGTGGTGCTGGAGTTTATCCTGCTGGATTTACTGGTTCATACATCAACAAGTCAGTCAACAGTACTCTGACACACAATGTTCTTTTCACTGCTCTTGAAGCAATGTGGAACGGTGGTTCAGCAGCAACTGGTAACGCATCGCAAACTGGTGGATTCCGTGCCGACCCTGCAGAATTGGTTGCAGAAGGTTCAGACATCGCTCGTCTTGCTGATGAAATCATTGCTTCAGGAGCAAACACAAACTACCGTTTGTTCCTATCAAGCGATGATGTAGGTGGAGTACGCACAGGTGCTGCGGTTTCTGAAGTTCAGAACCCTATCACCCGTAGCATTCTCCGCTGCGTTGTTCACCCTTGGCTGACTCAAGGTACTGCATTCCTTAACTCATACACACTCCCAATGTCTTGGAGCAACGTCTCCAACGTTTGGGAAAACGTTATGGTTCAGGACTACCTGTCAATCAACTGGCCAGTAATTGACGCTTCGTTCCGTTACAGTATTTACATGTACGGTGCACTCGTTAACTACGCGCCACAATACAATGGTGTTATCCAGGGTCTACAGCAGTCAACTGCTGCACTCGGTGGTACAAACGCCTAGTATTATTTTTACAAAGAATTCGGCGGTGGTGCAAACCACCGCCGTTTTCTTTTGTATAATTAAGTCATCAAAACAATTAAGTAGGAAACACTAATGACATCTATTTCAGTTCCACCAGGTTGCACGGGAATCGAACTTCCAAATGGAAAAAAGATTGACGCTAATCGCCAAGGTAAAGTCACAATTGATGAGCCAAGAGACGTGCGTCAAGCAATGAAATCTGGAGTAGCACAAACTGGTGTTATTACAAGGACGGCTTTAGGCTTCGGGCATGTAAAGGGCGGAGGTGCTGAATGCACTGGTTGTTTCTTTACTGGTTGGAAGTGGCAAGACACATGCCCTAAATGCGGCAGTGAAATGAAGATTCAGGAGACAACATGACAGTCTACGGACAAAGTGACATTGACACAGTAACAATTTCTGGTGCTGGGCACTCACATGTACGCACAAAAAATGAAACATACATTAGTGTTAGTTGCGTTGTATGTGAGCCAGAACTTATTAAAATGGGTTGGGTTAACAACATTCGCAATGTTCCATTGACATATGACGAGCAACAAGATGCCGAACTTGCTGGAAAAGACATTGCTCGTTTTGAGCAACTAAAGGTTGCGGAATCTGCTCGTGAAGCAGCCGCAGCAGTCCGCGGTGGAGCAAAGACAACAGCTCGTCGTGGGTCAGCCAGCTAGAAAATGCGTTCGCTGCTCTAAACCGGGCAGATTTGTAGTAAGTTGGTGCGACGATTGTCGAGGTGCTGTTTGTGAAAAGCATGTTCGATGGTCTCATGCTATTGAAAATTGGTTGTGCACAAGATGTAAGAAGAATGAAGACGCACGACTAACACAACAAACTAGCGCGGAGTAGAAGTGGCAACGCCATACATAACACCAACAATCCTTAAGAACGCTCCTACTGGAATTTCATGGGAAACTATTCCAGATTTTGACTCTGACCCAGACGCGCAACTTGCTGAACAAACAAATATTTGTTGGAGAGCAACCCACTGGATTGATGCCTATTGTAACCAACCACTTCGTGCTACGGTGGACGTAGAAGAATTTCTAGGCCCTAACTGGAGGTTCACAACTGCTAACAATGGACTTACTCGAGTTGTTACATCACGATGGCCAGTCACAGAAGTTTTAGGAGCTCAGTATACTTCTTCACTTACTGCTGGACCTACTTGGACTCAAATTCCAGTTAATGCTTTATACGTTGAAAATGCTTTAACAATTTCAAGTGGCATTTCAATTGAGTCTGCTGCCGGTCCTTCTGCAATTATGATTACTCCAGGCTATGTATCTTGGTGGGGAGGTCGCCAAGCATTTAGACTTCAACTTACGTATACAAATGGTTGGGCGCATGCTGGAATTGTCCAACCTGCTGCAATTGGAGACACAACAGTAACTGTTGATGACTGCACTGGAATGGTCAATGGCTCTGTTGGTAGAGGAATGTGGATTTACGACGGTGCCGAAACTGAGTATGTGCAAATTGCGTCTACAAGTGTTTCAAGTGGTCCTGGAGTTGCAACACTTACTTCACCTCTTATGTACTCTCACAATGGAAATTCGCAGTCTCAAATTATTATTTCTTCTCTTCCAGAAGATGTCCAGCAAGCAGCTATTCTTCATGCAACTTACCAAGCTTTAGCTCGTGGTTCTACTGCTACAACAGTACAAAACATGCCTGGAAGTGTTGTAAATCAAGGAGCTTCTATTAGCGTTGTTATGGGAGATGTAAAAGATATTCTTAAGCCATATAGAAGAGTTATTTAATGGGTGTAAATGTAATCCAAACAAAAGCAAAAGAAATAACAAATGGCATTTCTTCTCCCTTATATAGAAGAGACTTGGTTGCGTACATTACTCCTCCAAATCCAGGAAAACTTCCTGGGCCTGCTGCTTATGTGTGGGTCACAAGTGGAACTAATAAACGTCAAACTGCTAAACGTGGTACTGGATTTAGAAA